GGCCTGGATGACCGCATTAAGCACACTAACGAGGCTTTTGCTGTTCTCGGTTCTTGACGCTTTGGGATAGGTATTGACGCAACCACTCAATGCCTCCCAAACGCTTCCATTCAGCATAATGTGCAGGAGCAAGCCTTGCACTGACAGTCTTGGAGACTGAAGTTAACTCACTCTGAGGTCTGGGCATGATGTTGTCTCATTTTGTTCTGCAAAGCAATGCTGGCCTGTGACCATTCTACAAATAGCTTATAAGATTCATCGGTAAACCACATCCGATAATCCCCTTGAACAGCCTTGTATTTCCTGTAAAGGTCATTCAATCTTTCTGACTCTTTGGCTATTTCGTCTTGAGTCATTAGTTCTTCTCTAAAACAATTTCTTCAAGTTTTTTTACAGCTTCACAAAGGTCATCGTGCAAATAGTCGGGGAGCATAATCTTTGTGCTGAACGCCCATGACTCCAGTGCCGACAACAGTTTGATAATGACAAGTGCTTCTTGTTTGCTCATGTGTTCTCCTCGGCGTAGCCGTTCTTTTGCTTGAGTTTGTCTTCAACTAATGCTGTTACATACCCAGCATGAGTAGGGTCGCAACCCTTCCATATTTCTTTGCGCTCATCATCCGTCAGCCCAACCCATTCACGCTTTGGCTCCCACCCCAATGCCGTAGCAATGCGGATAGCCGCTGACTTGTCGATGACAGGCTCTTGCTCTGGCTGTGCGGGTAATTCGTATGCTGGCTCAACATTAGCAAGCAACTTCATGAACCGCGCTGCGCCCTGATTTCCTGTATAGCTATCACCTCCAGCATCAACAAACGCCATAGCAATATTGAAGTGCCATACCCATGCGTAATCTGGGTCTGATTTAATTGCTTTGATTACTGTTTGCATTGCGCTTGGGAAAGACTGCTCTTGCTCTTGCTCTGTGCGCTGTGGTGCTGGCACATATCGTGTGTACGTGCAGGCTTGGCTTTTATCGTGGCCGTTAAAACACACCAGCAAGTCATCCCCATCCCTTTCAATGTTCCAGCGTTCACGCACAGATTGCGGCTCTTGCTCTGTGCGCTGTGGTGGGGTGGTGTAGAGGGGGCGAATCCAATATGAGTGAGGTGACCCAGAAAGTTTTTGATGAAGACACCAGTCATGTGCCATGTCTTTTATTGGAAACTCTTTCATGGCTTCATCTTCAACCATTACTTGCCACGCCACAGGCTCTTGCTTCTCAGCCTCTGCAATGGCTTGGCGCAGGGATGCGATGGCGGCTTTGCTGTCAAGCCAATCCTGTTCACCATAAGGAGCAAGTCTTGGTAGGGATTTCTCCATCGCCTCAATCCACTCTTTCATTTTTTCAATGTGTGTCATGCTTGTTCCTCCATGTTTAGTAAGTGCTCTTTTTATTTAACCTTATTGAAGAAAGGTTAAGCAAAATTAAAAAGCACCAAGGGCTTATGAAATATGCCGATACACAAGAGCAAATTAATGTCACTATGTTCTCTGCATAAACCCACCTAACAAGGTTATCCACTGTTGTCATGCTTGACCCCTTGCTTTGATGGCGGCGGCGTATGTAGGCCACGCCAGCAATGTGTTCTTATCCTCACATACCTTTGCACACGCCTCACGCTCTGCCTCTACAGCTTTTTCGGCAAACTTACGCAACTTTTCTGCACTATAGAGACTGCCCAAATAACACCCATGAAAATGAGCATTACTGACAGTTGGCTTTGGCAGTCGTAATTTATTCATGCTTCATCCCTCCATTCCCATCCCAAAAGCAAACGCATGAATGTTCGGTGAACCCAATTTGGTTTTTTCGGCATCATAAAACGCACCTGATGTGCCGCACTACCGGGCATAAGCCAATAGCCAACGCTGGGTTGCGATAAATGAAACTTGTACTCGGTCATGCTTCCCTCGCTTTCAGCATTTCGTCTGCCAAGTTGTACGCACACTCTGCTAGGTCAGCGTCAGGCATCGTCTTTGGTAGGTTGCCGCTTGCCAACATACCTTGCATAGCCTTTGCCGCAAAGTAATCGCGCAGGGTCATGCCATCACAGCTAAGAGGCGCATCGGGATGCGTTGGAAATGCTTGTGGGTTTTTCATCGCTTCATCCCCCTGATAAACACAACAAACGATGCCACTGTGTCCCTGCCAAACGGCTCATTAAACCTTGTCTCCAACTCATTGGCCACTTCTTCAATCACAGCATTGCGTTCAGCGTTTTCTGCGTAGCGCATGATCTGGTGCTTGCGTGAACCCTGCAATCCCCAATCGCCCTGGCGCTTTGCCAGTTCCTCAAATGCCTCATCTTCTTCAGTTCTCATGTGGGTTTTCCTCATGCTTAATTGCTTTGGCCTCATCAGTCCAGATCAATCCACAGATAGTGCAACGATAAGCAACACCACTGTTGACCCTGATCCTGTCGTCCATAACCCCAGGCTGCTGAACTGTGTATGTGTCAATCTTCTCAATCATGGCTTGCCTCACTCATCAAACATTTCTTTGTCATTCCTGTTGATTTCGTGCTTCAGATATGCCAAATCAGCATAGGACAACTCATCAGTAATGTCCTTAATTTCCAAGTCAAAGCGCATCCACTTAACTGTTTTCTCACAGTATGAGAGAAGACCCACAGATGAATCGCCTTCATGCCATTCATAGTCAACTTCAATGCGATCAGTCTCTGGATTGAAATCAGGGTCATCCCACTCAAAAGGCACAAAATCAATTGTTCTCATCATCAACTCCTATCAATTCAATGTCTTGTGCGGCAAGGAGGGCATCCAAAGCCACAGATTTGAGGATTACAAGGGCTTGCTCTGGCAGATGTGGATTGAGTGCCTTGTGAGCCTCAACATCCTGCCAGAAAGCCTCTAAACGATTTGTTTGCTGTTGGTTCATGCGCCAATTCTGCCTTGTCTGACAGACATTGGAATAGGGATTTACCCTACCTTACGCATGACCCTTTGGAGCCGCCCAGAGATGCCTTTGCGGGTTCCAATGACCTCAATGAAGCCCTTGTCAATCAGCGCCTTGTAACGGGCTGTGACGCTGGAATAAGGCAGGAATGGCAGTTTGGCAAGAACATCATCTGATATGCAACCATCTGGCCCATAAGCCGCTATGGTTTCATAGACCAGGGACTCCATCTTTGTGGTGTCGATTGCCTGCGCTGCTTGGTGAGAAGTAGCAGGGTCTTCTTTGCGAGAGAGTTTGAATGCTGGTGTTCCAAAGAACTTTTCAACCATACCATCAAACCAAGTGCTGTCTAATTTTGTCATCATCAACTCCTATTAAGCTGGGGCCGAAGCCCCGTGAGGTTTATCAAAAGGGAATATCGTCATCAGCAAAGTCTTTTGCCTTGCGTGGATTAGACGCTGGTGGCTGAGATTCCTTTGGGTTGACTGCCAAGCCCATGAACTTGCCACTCTTACCCTCTTTGATCCATGCTGAGAGCCAGTATTCCACACCAGCAACAGTGATGTTGCCCTTGTAGTCAGGTTGGTTGTGCGCTTCCTTTTTGTCGTTCTTAAAAAGTACGCCAGAATTGTCTTTCTTGTCCATATTAGCCTTTCAATGATTCACCATGTTTTTTCAAAGCACTGCGAACATTACTGGGGAGCAATGCCCATAGTGCCACCTTCTCCTCCTGGTCGGTGATTCCCAGGTATTCCTCATACGCACCGATCAAATCGTCTGCGTTGAACCGATCTTGCACAGCAATAGCAACATCTGCAATGATGTTTTCCCTGCTCTTGTCAACAATAGCACCGCTTGTGGGCTTGATGACTTTTCCTTCTTCTGGAATGTCCTCGCCAGCATAGATGTACAGACCAAGGCCATGCAAAGACAATGCTTTGGTCATGCAACGCATGATGGCAGTATTGACAGCAAATGCGTCTGGGTTTGAGATTGCCTTGTTGCGATAGTCCATCACAGGCAATTGGCATGTCATTGATTTGCCAAACATGGTGACAGTCACAAACACCATTGCAGTGCCGTTAATGTCCATGAAGCATTTGTCACCAAACATCTCCACCTTGTAGGTGGCACTTGCATCAGCCTTTAAAGCCTCTGCCCATGCCCACGCCCATGATAGGTATGTGAGATTGTTTTTCTTTTCTGTGTGATTGTTGACATTGGTTGCTAGAAGTTGTTTGATTGCTTCTTTTCTGTCAAATATTGTGCCAATTATTGTTGTATCCATTCGTAACTCCTGTTGAAAAGTGAGATTTGATTGTGTCAAACTTTATTGAGAATTCTATAGGTGCTTTCCCTAACTTGCTCTGCTTGCGCTTGTGTGATCCACATTGTCAGCATCGCCAGTTCATGGTGGATTGCAGTAATGTCACCCGTGAACCCTGCGTAGTTTCTTGACAGGCACTTGTTGCTCAGTGCCTTCGTTCTGTTTTCGATTGCCATTAGCATCGTTGAGTAATCGTTGAAGTCGCTCATTTTTTGCCTTTTCAAATGTTTGAGTTATGTCTGTGCAAGCCGCACTTTGGTAGACGAACTTAGGGTCGGTGATTAAGGTCGATGGGAGTGTCTTCCTTCCTGGGGTGATTTCTCTCTGCAATGTGGGCACATTGGGTGGCCCAATCACAGTCTCCAACAAGGATAGGATTTGTCTCATCGCAGTCATCAAAAGTTTCATCTGAATTGTCTCCAATAATGTCTTGCAAGCGTGATTTCATTTTCATTTTTCACTCCCTGTTGATTGGAGTGATGCCAATTCTTTTAAATCAATATCCCTTTGTTCACGCCAAGCAGGGTCATCTTCAGGATTTCTATCAGAATCGTTAAATGGACAATCTCCATTCCAACCTTCTCCACTTGCCATAAATCCAGCAAGGTATACGGCCTTCAATGTTTCTTGATTCATGTTGTCCTCACTCATCAAACATTTCTTTAAAAGGGCCGTCCATTTTAGCGGCGGTGATCTTGCGCTCATCAAGTGCTTTCTGCACTCGTTCAATGCGAAGATTCCTGTACTCGTGCAGTTCATCAATGTCGTCTACCCAGGGTGTTTTGACAACATCAAAGACCCGCAGTTCAGCAAGGCGGCGCACCTTGAGTTCCACTCGTTTCATCACGATTGATGCAACATCTTCAGCGTGGTTAGCTTTGATTGCTTCAACCAGGGCAACAGAGTCTTGAATGGCATCAGCCACATCCTCTGGATCAAGTTCTTGGACTATTGCCCAACACTCATATTTAAATTGTTCCTCATCAGTTGGCATTTGTAACTCCTGTTGCTTTAGCGATGGCGGCGCGGAACATTTGTCGCATCGTGCTATCTTTTTCCAGCACCTCGAAAGAATGTCTCGACCACCACATTGTGCGTTCAAAGGATTGCAATGCCTCCAGCAACTCAGGCGCTGCGGCGATCAGGCGAGCATTAGCCATTATTTCTTTATCGGTTCTTGCCAAATTGCCTTGCCCAATATCATTTGGCCCACAAATGCAAATATCAGGGATATTGTCATTTTCAACTTCAACCCATGTGCCTACAGCAATCCAAGGCCCAGGTGTATGTTCACTCATTTATTGACTCCTATCAATCACTGCAAAATCGCAGTGATAGGACTTTGACACAGAAAAAAGATGCGTGGAATAGGTGTTTTCCCTAGTGCAAAAACTTGTAAAACCCATCATACTGAGGTTTTCAAAGGACAGCAATGCGACTCAACCTCACTCACAAAACCCTCTTAAAACGGCTCACAGATGGCCCCAGGGCAATGTTTGAACTCACCCACAGCAACACCAATGACAACGCTGTGTCCTTCCACTATGCCAAGTACCTACCAGAACTGGAGAGATTTGGCTATGTGATCTTCCATGATGACAAATGGCATCTGACCCAATATGGGCGCATGGAGATGAATCGGGCTGTGTCAGGTGCGGCAATGCGGATTGAGAATGGGTCTGTCAGAGAAAAATATGATGGCAGGGAGTTGAGAAGAAGCGTGTTCCGTGCTGGTTGTTATGATTTCTTAAATCATCCGAGTCGCTTTGGCGACAATCTTGTTTATCACAAAGGAAAAGCATGAAAAAGGCAATTATTGGTGTTTGGTTGGGTCTGTCAGTGACTATGGTTTGGGCATCTTGCACAACCCACACAATCGTTTCTGGTGGGCGTATGGTGACATGCACGACATGCTGTTATGGCAGTAGTTGCACAACAAACTGTTTTTAACTAAAATGATTGGGAATCCGGCTAGGGTAGCTCCTGAAAAGACGATTAGTCCCCGTCCTGCCGTAAATTCCCTTGGTGACTAAACCTCTGACTAAAGGTTGTATATGCAATTAACTCCCAAAAACTGGGATTCTTTCCAGCACTATAAGCATCGTTCTCCCCCCTGGATCAAGTTTCACCGTTCGATACTGAATGACAGGAACTACATTAGCTTGCCACTTGCTAGCAAGGCGCTAGCACCTTTGATGTGGTTGCTAGCATCAGAATCCAAAGACGGCACTTTTGATGGGTCACTAGATGAACTTGTGTTCAGACTCCACATAACACCAAAAGAATATCAAGATGGCGTTAAACCATTGATTGATAAAGGATTCTTTGTCATTGCTAGCGGAGTGCTAGCAGATTGCAATCAAGTTGCTATCCCAGAGAGAGAGACAGAGAAAGAGACAGAGACAGAGAAGAGACAGAGAGCAACTATCGTTGCAACGCCTGACGGCGTTTCACAATCTGTTTGGCAGGAATTCATTGCTCATAGGAAAGCCAAAAAAGCCCAAATCACTCAGTTGGTGATCGATGGAATCAAGAAGGAAGCCGACAAAGCTGGATTTACCCTTGAGGATGCCATCAAGGAAATCGTTGTAAGGAATTGGCAAGGTTTCAAAGCTGAATGGGTTTTGCCCAAACCTACCTTTGGTGACATTGCAAGGGTATCTGTTGCGCCCACACAAGGCCGTGATCCTGCTTTGCTTAAGCTGGACGAAGACAAAAAAATCACAAAACCTATGCCGCCAGAAATCATGGCACAAATCAAAGAAGCACTGAAAGGAAAAGTCAAATGACTGAACAAGAATTTGAAGATGCAATGAACACTTACAAACTTGATGACCAATATGCAGAGTACATCATGGAACACCGAAATGTTGGCAATGGTGAAATCCTGATAAAGCTGATGGAAAGGGGTGAACTCTATGAAGACTTTAAAGAAAAGATGGTCACGCAATGACAAAGAATGAAGCCCACCAATTGCTTGACAAACGAAAACAGGGTTTTGCAGTCCCGCAGTACCTTGTCAACCGCGCCCTTGTTGTATCAGGAGACATTGCAATGGCTTGTACACCTTGCCAAACAGCCAGGATGGAAAGCACAGGCGTGGCACAGGGCGAAGGAACTAGAGGCTTGCCCATCCCATTTATGGCTTGGGATAACCCAGGACTTGATAAACACAATGAAAGCACACAATGACGGTTTGCAAAACAAAATCTAAAAATGGCAAATATATAAGCACTCCAGCAGAGATATTTGATCGTCATTGCATAAAAAAAGCAGTTTATGAATGCTGGGAGTGGGGTGGATATACAAATCCAAGTGGATATGGTCAAACAAGAATAGGAGGACGCAATGGAAAAGCTATTTTGGCCCATAGGCTAAGTTGGTTTGTTTACTTTGGAGAAATACCAGAAGGTATGCATATTTTGCATAGATGCGACAACCCACCATGTTGCAATCCAAGTCATTTATTTGTTGGAACAAATACAGATAACATAATTGATAGAGTAAAAAAGAATAGATCAAATAGATGGATTAAACACGCGCCCAGAGAAAAACATCCAAGCACAAAAATATTAAAAAATGATTTGGATCAAATGTTGAGGTTAAGAGAGGCTAAGGTAAAAGTGGTTGAAATTGCAAAAATATTTAACATTTCTAAAGAGCATTGCAGTAAATTAACAACACTTGCAAAAAAAGGAGAATTATCTTGGTATTCATAGGTTTAGACCCAGGTTCTATATCTGGTGCAGTAGGCGCATTAGACGCAAATGGTGATTATTTGGACTCTTTCATGATTGAGCATAAAGACAAAAATATATTGCCCCTTGTTTTCAAAAACATGATATTGCGGTGCATTGACCCAAAAGAGGGTGCAGAGATTTGTATGGAAGCCGTGCATTCAATGCCAGGGCAGGGGCGAATCACGATCATTCTATGGCCCGCATTTTCCTAGAATG